AAGCTCCACGCCATCAAGGCCGGCAATCGCACGCTGATCCCCGCGGAGAGCCTGCGGAATTACCTCGCTTCGCTCCCGTCGCTCCATGCGGAGGCCGCCTGAGCCATGAAGCAGAAAACCCCCCATCAGCGGGGGGCGCTGCGGAGGGTTTCCAAGGATGTCGGTTTCGCCGTCGACACCTCTGAAACTACTTCAGGCCCCGCTTTCCGGCAAGATATCTATCTCGCGAGCCGCTTTCGATTGACTCCATCTATCGCCGGTGTCGTGGCCGAGCTGGCTTTTCCCTCCGTCGACAGCTGGCGGGGTGCCCGATGATCCCCGCCGCAGACTCCTGGGGTCCGTTCGCCTCCCACATCGAGCCGGGCGAGCGCATCGCCCGCCTCCGCTGCCTCATGGCCATTGCGCACCTCTCCTGCGGACCGCGCAGCGTCGAGCTCGTGTATCGTCTCAGGACGGCCGAGGCAGACGCAGCCGCGCTCCCGAAAGCCCTGGCAGCCCTGAACCGACTCGCCCCGTTGGACCGTCGTCGGATCTGGGCGAGCTATGCCGCTCTCACCGCACCGACACGGCCGCGTAGCTGCGCCTCTAGCCTGGAGGATCATGCATGACCGAGCGCTATTACGGCACGGCCGAACCCCTGCGCGACTTCGTGGCCGAGTGCCTCACCCAGGTCCAGTTCTATTCCAGACTGGGCATCGATTACGCCTCGGTGAAGGACGACGCCGGGTTGACGTATTCGACCCGCCGGGCGGTCGCGGCGCTCAAGCACGGCGTGGCCATCCTCAAGATGCTCGAGGAGCGGAACGCCGCTGACCTCAAGGCTCGGCAGCTTGCGAAAGCCGAGCGCGAGGGCGCCGACACGGCGCTCGGATTGTGAGGGCGCGATGGATAGGCGCGACCCTTTCGATGAGATGGAGGCGGCCTTGGGCCCGGAGCGCCACCATCAAGCCTACCACGACGGGGAGCCGGAGGAACTCGGTTCGGCGCCTCGGACGAAGCCCAAGCGCCCGCGCAAGCCGGCAGACGACAGCGGCGACCTGCTGACTGAAGATTGGGCGGCCCGGCAGTTCGCCGAGCGGCGCGGTGGATCGCTCCTGTTCTGCCACGACACAGGTTCATGGCACGAATGGACCGGCGCGGCTTGGGTGCCGAACCGCGTGCAGCTCGCCTTCTACTGGGCCCGCACGCTGGCACGAGAGCTTTGCGCCGAGCAGGACCCGAAGACCCGTTTCGTCACCGGCAAGACCAGCTTCGCGACTGGAGTGGAGCGGTTCTGCCGTGCCGATCCGGTGTTCGCCGTTACGGCTGAGGCTTGGGATTGTGATCCAATGCTGCTCGGTACGCCCGGCGGTACGGTCGACCTTCGATCTGCCGAGTTGCGCAAGGCGGACCCTCTTGAGCGGATCACGAAGCTAACCGCTGTTGCCCCAGCAGAGGCACCAGATTGCCCGACTTGGTTGCGCTTCCTCAACGATGCGACGGGCGGTGACGCGGCGTTGATCCGCTTCCTGCGGCAGTGGTGCGGCTATGCGCTGACCGGCCTCACCCGTGAGCATGCCCTGGTGTTTGTCTACGGGCCCGGCGGGAACGGCAAGAGCGTCTTCCTGAACGTGCTGACGGCCATCTTGGGCGCCTACGCCAAAACTGCGGCCATGGACACGTTCACCGCATCGAAGGGCGACAAGCACCCAACCGACATGGCGATGCTGCGTGGCGCCCGCCTCGTGACTGCTTCGGAGACGGAGGAGGACCGGGCCTGGGCGGAGGCGCGGATCAAGTCGCTGACCGGGGGCGATCCGGTGACGGCCCGGTTCATGCGCCAGGACTTCTTCACCTTCGTCCCGACCTTCAAGCTCACGATCGTCGGCAACCACCAACCGATGCTGCGCAACGTCGACGACGCGGCGCGCCGGCGGTTCAACATCATCCCGTTCACCCGCAAGCCAGTGGTGCCGGATCGGCAGCTGGAGGAGAAGCTCCGCGCCGAGTGGCCGGCGATCCTTCGCTGGATGATTGAGGGTTGCCTCGACTGGCAGCAAAACGGCCTCGTGCGGGCCTCGAGCGTGATGGAGGCAACGGACGCCTACTTCGCCGAGCAGGACCTCATGGCTCAGTGGCTCGCCGAGAAATGCGACGTCCGCCTGGGCGATACGAAGCTTTGGGACCGGACCACTGACCTGTTCGAATCGTGGTCGGCCTACGCGAAGGCGGCCGGCGATACGCCCGGCACCGTGAAGGCGTTCGGCCCGGCCATGCGGCGCAAGGGTTTCCCGCAGCATCGAACCAAGCACGCCCGCGGCTTCTCAGGCCTCCGTCTGCATTCGGATCACTCGCACGGTCAGGGTGACGGGTGACGCATGATGACGCTTATTCCTCGTTCTACCCACATACGCGTGCGCGCACCCGTAAGAGGCCTATTGGCGATGACGCGTCACCACGCGTCACCCGTCACCTCTGCAGCCGAGGTGCTGCCGTGCCGCTCAGACTCCTACGCTCGCCGCTCCTGCTGCAGCAGCCTGAGGAACAGTGGCCCCTTTGCGCAGCGCCGTGGCTATGGCAGCCGACATGGTATCGATCGCCGCAGCACGATCTTCACCATGCTCGTAAGTGCCGCTACGGTTGGTTCCCAATCTCGCGCGATAGTTGTCAGGAAAGCGATCGTTCATGCGCAACTTCAGCATGCCTGTCGCGTCGCGATAATCGTCATCGAAGCTTCTAGCTTCGACGAACCTATCTTTGCCAAGGCCTTCCTTTTCTTGCTCCGTATTGTCGGGTGTAATTTTCCCGTTGCTGCTGCTGACAGTGAAAAACTGGACGAACCTGGAAATCAGATAAATGAGGCTGTTCATTGCGGTTCCTTGCATCGGCAGCGACACACGCGCCCTTTGAGAGGCAACGCGTCCCGATCGGCTTCGGGCTCAGAGTTGCTGGCATGACGCCGGAGCAGCTGCGCGCCGAACAGCTCGACGTCCTTGAGAAGCTGGAGAGCATGAAGGTCGCGCTCGACCGTTTGATCAGCACCCAGCGCCAGATGCTCACGTCTACCGCCACCGCTACACCCGTCCTGCGCGAGCCTGAGCCGCAGTGGATGTGGTCGTCAGATGCCGCCCGGCTCGTCGGGATTGAGAAGCCCGCGATGACGCAGCGCGCCAGGCGCGGCTTCAAGAGTGGGCTCGCCCGGAAGGTCGGCGGTCGCTGGCAGGTGCGGCTAGACTTGATGGCGCCGGGCGGCCGCAGGCCCGCGCCATGACGTTGATCGTTAGACCCCGGAGACTGTGTTTGCCAGGTACAGCATCCAGCCGATCATGAAGATCATAAACACTGCCGTCGCGTAGATGGCCAAAGTCTTCCAGGAAGCTGGAGCGTGGGCGACGTGGTTGATTGGCATTTGAAATTCCTCGCTCTCGTAAGGTGAAAGCGATGGCAGCACCAAAAGGTCCGGTCCAAACCCTCGCGTGCCGAATGGCCACGGGGGGCAGTAGCTCAGATGGAGAGTTTCGGGACGGTCACGGTCTCAAGAGGCAGGGCCTCGGCCCTCCTGAGCCCCTCCGCTCACCCCAGACCCACGAAATCCTCGGGTCCTTCTGGAGGGGTACCACCCCAGAGGTAACGCGCGAGGCTCGGGCCTTTCCCAGCGATGAAACAGCGTAGGGCCACCACTTTCAAGAGAGGAAACCTGCACATGGGCATGTCTCGCAAGCTCTGGGCGATCAACGGACTGGCAGTCGAGCTCGATAGAGACCGACGCGTTGTAGCGGATGCAGTCGGTCACTTGCCACCCGACGGGAAAAGTGCTGGCCGCCCCGCGTGGTTCATGTCGACGGCGGTCCGCGCCCTCACAGTTGGCGGCGTCGAGGAGGGCATGCTCGATCCTGCCCAGGAGCGCGCCCGGAAGGATCGGGCGCTGGCCGAGCAAACCGAGATGAAGAACGCCGAACGCCGGGGCGAGCTCGTCGAGATTGAGGAGGTCGGCGTGGCTGTCGAGCGCGAGTTCTCTGTCGTCCGGGAACGCTCGCTCAGCATTACTGGCAAACTCTGCGACAAGCTGTCCCCCGAGCAGCTTCGGTGGGTAGAAGATGAAATCCGCGAGGCGCTCTCCGATCTGTCCTGCGGCGCGGATATTGAGCCGGTACAGCAGGCCAGGGCTCGTGGCGCAAAAGCTGGCAAGCTATGAATCAGCGTAGGGGGTGGCAGCAGCATGTTCCGTTGCGCAATGCTCGCTCCTCGGACTCATAGGCCCTGATACTCACTGCTGAGAAACATCCCCGGAGGAAGCTGTGCTAACTCGTCAACAAGAAGCAGCTATCGACGCTCAGATACAAGCGGCCATCCAAAGAGCGACCCCTACAACTAAAAGCGAAGCTGAGCGTATCTTTGATACTGCCATAGCCTTTCAGAGCGCGGCCGAAAGGTGTTGCGAGATGAAAAATCCGGCACCTGGTATTCTAGACGCTCCAATCGTTGTGGGTATCGTAAATTATGCCTTCGCGATTGAGCTGCATCTAAAGTCTTTGTTGTCTGCACATTCTATGCTGACAAAAGGTCACCAACTGCGAACGCTGTTTGATCAACTTCCGCAAATCAGCAAGACAGGCATCGAGACTGCGTACCACACCACTACGTTGAGAACAGCCGCTGAACTCGCAACCGATTTGGACGCCATTGCAAACGCGTTTGTCGATTGGCGATACCTGTTTGAGCAAAATAGCGCCCAGCTATCGATGTACAGACTTATAAAGATAGCCAAATCAATGTATATTGCAACTCGTGCCGAATTTCCAGGATGGCATGTCGAACAATATTTGGATGCTATGATTCGGGCGGAGCCGAGCAATTTTGCAGCGTCCATTGCCAGTTTTGGTGGCGGTCAGATGATGCAAGTACAACTTTGAGCGAAAAGGCCTTCTGTGCAGGGCCCATCGTCTACGTCGTGTTTTGTGACCCCCACGATAGCCCGTTGTCGCCTTTTGTGACCTCCCCAGGCCCATAGCTCTCACCGACACTGCTCCTCGTCGCGACACCCCAGGCCATGGCGGTGGAGCGGCAGGAGCGGC